CGCAGATGCTCATGCTTTCACCGGTTCTTCGAGCTTCAGCCTGTCGCCAGCACCGAAGTTTGGAGGCTTCAGGTCCTTCGCCTTGAAAAACTCGTTCAGCTTGGCGAGGTAAAGCCTTCCCTCCGGGCAATCCTGCGCTCGGTACGCCGGCACCATCGCCTCATCGGACCAGTAAACGCAGGGGACGCCTTTTGCGTCCTTGCTCGGCACCATGAACAGGCCAGTTTTGGGAATCAGCTCCGGGTGGTTGTCGCGAACGACTGCAATCGCCTTCGTGAGGTGCCCGGGCGTCGGCATCCTCTCGGCCTTCGTCGTCACTTCCTCGAGAGCCAGCGCCAGGATGCGAGGATCGGTGCCGATGAAGATGCGCTTCCAGACAGCCACTTCCGCAGGCTTCAGGTTCCTGCGATAGAGCGCTGCCCAATCAACTAGCGCGTTTTCCAAATACTCCACGGATAACACGGCGATTCTCCTCCTCGAAATCCGGTCTGCCGCTTTGCTGCTGAATCGGATACAAGCCCTGCCAACAGTTGAAAATCGACTGCTCCAGCACGAGACTCGGCTGATTCCCTTCCGCCATCAACGCTGCCAATTTCCCGATCGCCAGCTTTGCAGCGAACGCCCCGAGCGGCTTTTTTATGGTTCTGCGCATCTCGACGTATGCCTTCCAGGTCTCAACCGGGATCCAGTCAGGCAAAATCAAGAGAGAATCGGTCTTTCCCATTCGCTCTCCTAGAAGAAAGAATTAGCATGGCTTTTGCCAAACCTTCGCTCGCGAAACTCACAAACAAAACCAAAACAAGCGCTTTACCCATCAATAAACCGCTTGACCTACTAATGGGCAGCTTTTTCAGAACCACTACATATTGTGGTCATCCGGTCTTGTGGCCTGCATACACCACAAGCGGTAGCGTTTAACATATCGGCATTTTCTAGGCTACCGGTCCCTTTGCGTTGTCCTTTGTGAACTGTTGGAGCCTGGCGATAGCGAGCTCGTCCATAAGCTGCTTCTCGCGCCACGAGGGGAAGCGACTGGCACTGACCACTTCCCCTTCCGACGCAGCGAATATGGGCTCAAAGACCGATGGCTGGTCTGGATTGATGCACTCGACTACATCGGTCGTTCGAGTAGCCCGGAACCAAGCCCGAGCGACCTGCACCTCCGTTGTGTGCCCATGAATCGAGTGCATGACTGATCCGCGGTCGCTCGGTGCCGTTCTCTTGGTCAGGACGTACACTTAGGCAGCCTCTTCCTCTTCGTGCCGCTTCACCTTGACGCTCACTTTGTCCTTGCCCTTCTTGAGCTTCAGGGTGACGCCGTTATGGTTGTAGGACGTCTTGCCGGCCTTCTTCATCAGGGTGGCGAGGCGTGTGTCGATTTCCTTCAGCTCCTCGCGACTCTTGCGAATCTCGCCGGAAGTGTCGGAGTACTCGGTTGCCGCGTCCTCGAGTTCCTGAATCTGCGGATCCTCGGTGCCGGGCAACCGTTTCTGCTTTGCTGCTGTTGATGCCATCGTTCCTCCTCTGTGAGATTTACTGAAAACTCGGAATCTCTGCCTTGGGCGGACCTGCCGCTCGAATGGAATCCTCCAGCTTGCCGACGAGGCTTCCGCCTGAGCGCACGACAAGTTTCTGGCACATGGCGTTCAACTCCCCGAGAAACTGGCAGACCGCCAGCTCCAATTCCCTGATAACTTTCTCGTCGCGGTGCCAGCGCACGATGAAGAGGCCAAACTCTTGAGGCAGACGAGGATCGTAGGAGACGAAATCCACCCAGGCACGCCCCGAACAAGCGAGCTGCCAATTCAGTTGGGGCAGGTATTCGTCGGGAACCTCCTCGGCCAAGAGGTAAGACAGGTGCGTCGTCGACGTTGGCACCTTAAACTCGACGAGGCCATGCTCGCCTACCAGGCCATCCGGAGACGCACCGCTTCTGGGAATCGAAGGGTGCCGAATGTAGCCGATTCGCTCGACTTCAACGCCTCGATCGATCTCGTAGGCGCCGCGCGCGAGAGGCTCGTTCTCGATGCCGAAGTCCATCGCCTGCGAGACGTAGTGCTCTGCTGCCCGGCCGGTGATGATCTCGGTGAGCAATTCGAGCTTATAGGAAGCCCGTGCAGCGCTCTCCCCGCCTTTCTTGAGGGTAGCGACGGCATCCTTCACGCGGCTCGCTGTGACGCTCCCAATGCGCTCTACGAGCCATTCTGGCGTGTTCTGCTGGATGTTTAGGTAATTCGGAGGGTATTTCATGGGGTGGCAACCGTGCTGAGTCCGTTGATGGCGCTGATCACCACCGCCAGGTTAAAGTCCTCGTCCTTCACAATTTCCTGTGTGAGCAGCTTGCGGGTGATCTCTCGTTGCATGGGGACGTCTTTGGTCGCGTATTCCTCTTTGCAGAGGACCTTCTCCGCGCTCTCGTACTGGCCTCGAGCCTGCCGAATCTCCGTCGGGGTGCTGCTCGTGATGAAGTTCTTCGTTTCGATATACTTTTCGGTGATGACCTGCTCGATCGTTATTCGGATCATTGTGCCTTCCCTTCCTCCGGCTTCTGCAATCGGGCTTTCGTTTCGTCTTTGGCCTTCATGATTGCCTGCCCGGCTTTCACGTTGTTCAGCTTGGTGGCTTCTGCGAAGGCGTCTCGGAAGGCGTTGCCGAGCTGCTCCATGTTCTCCGAGCCCTTGATGCGGTCGATGTGGACCTGAAGCGTTTCCATCTCTGTTGCATTCGCATCCGTGTCCTGCCCCTTGATCGCCACCCCTGAAGTCGAGCAGAAGGTGTATTTGCACAGGTAGGAGGTCGTCGAGCCGATGGCTTGAATTGGGTTCTTCGTCCCGCTATCGTCGGGAGCAGCTTCCAGCGTCGAGCCGTCCTGGGAGTGGCCGAGCGAGTGCGAGATTACGCAGGTGACGCGAATCTTCCCGTTCTCGAGCTGCGAGGTTCGCCAGTTGTGGCTGAGGCCATGCTTGCTGAGAACCGGAATCAGCTTTTCGCAGATATTGTCGAGGCTGGCGTAGTCGTAGGAAACGGCTCCCCCTCCGCGGCCAGTGAACGAGGCCGTTCTGTCTTTCACTATCTGGGGAACCTCCGCCTTAAAAGCCGCCATCGCCTCGAAATATGCTTTGCGAGCTTCATTCGCTTCCCACTTCAGGCGCAGATCCAAGAGGCGCTCGAGGGTTTCGATCGGTGCGCCGTTTGCCACCGCCCTTTCGATCAGGGACATGGGCGTCACAGGCTGGATCGCCTGCTGGTCGTCGTAGCCCGTGCCTACGTCAGGTAACTTAGCTAGTGCTTCGTTCATTGGCGTACTCCTTTGCATCTCTGTGGAATCCTTCGGTTCGGTGCGCGTGACACTTCCGCCCGGTCGTGGGGCTACAGCGCAGCTCAGAGCAACCGACACAATCGCAGTTCTTTGGGTGGTGCCATTCCCCGCAGTGCGGGTGGAACATGGGGGCGTCAGGGTGCAACCTCACGCCACAAACGACACAGCGGTTCCTATGTTTTCGAAACACACGTTCCCTGGTGCGGCCCTTGTCAAAACCCTCTAAAAAGAGATGCCCATCGAGCGAGATGAACGAGCGCCTGTTCAGGAAGAAACCTGCCTCTCGCAGATTCCGCGTCACGGTCAAATCTTCTTTGGCGCCGCGTGGCATTCAGTCTCCGCAGCTCGGGTCGCGCCGGCAGTACCCCGCCTCGATGCAGTCTTGGATGGTTGGATTGCCGTGGCACCAGGGATAAGGCTTGCGCTGGTCATCCGAAAGGGTAGGCCCCGTGGTCCTGTATTTTGTGGACAGGGACTCCGTGCGGTCACTAACCGCTTCGAGTTGCCCATCTGGGGCCGTAGAGTGCTTCTGCAACTCTTCTTTCATCACTGCGATTTCCTCATCGGTGATGTCTTCCCAATCCTCGCCGAGAATGCGCCTGAGCGCCCCGTTCAGGTCTTTCAGTCCGAGTGCAAGGCTCATCGCATCCTCCCGAAGTAATACGCCAATCGCAGGATTCGCTCGCGCGTTCGCGGCCTGAGTTTCATCAGTTGCCGCTCGATGGCGGCGATCTTGCGTGCCTTCGTCATCGGTTGAGCAGCTCCGACGTCAGCCAGAAAGAGGCTCCGCCGACCGCGAACACGGCGAGCCAGAAAATGATGTTTCGCATTCGAGGGCTCAGGCCGGGACGCGCCTCCGAGTACGACGCCGAAAGGCATCTCCCGCAGAAGGAAAAAGGGTCGCTGCACGGCCGCCCACAGCCCAAGCAGGATCGCGAATCGTTTGCCACGTCGAATCTCATGCCGTTTTCTCCTCCCCTACGTCGTCGTGACTAGCGCGGACAAGCCGTGCCTTGATGCCCAGAGTGAGTAAGTAGAGAATCTCCCGGTTAGGATCGCGGCAATCCTCATCAGCGAGTCGGTAAATGGCCTTGACCATCTCCTCATCGGCGCGAATCTGTTTCGGAACGCGAAATCGAGAGGTGCGTTTGCCTTCGAACATGAGCGTGAACCATTCGCTTTCCCTCAGTTACTTCTGTGACACAGAACAACCGCCGTTACCCCGTCCGTACTATTCCGTGCAAAGTGACCGCGTTGCTAACCTCGGTGAGTCATGACGATTCCACTGCAATATCTGATGGGCGTTTCAAATGACGGCCTTGAACGCTTCGCGCTGAAGCGAATGGCCGATGCTGCCAATTTGCGCAAGGAAGCGAAGGCCATCGAGCAGGAAGCGATCGAAACTGAAATGGAAGCTCGCGTAGGGTACTGGTTGCTAGAAAACCGCGACGAATTACTGCGCGCCGTAGGCTCGCACCTCGAGAGGATTGAGGATGTTGGGGAGAGCGCGGCGTGATTCACTTCCAACCTCCGCAACTGGTTGTTTCTAAATGAGCGCAAATTCCGCGCATGGTCTCAGCTTGGTATCCGCATCCCCGGCATCGAAAGCGCTCGATGTCCCTGTCGAATGTCGCGCAGGGTTCAAGCTCTTGCCCCAACTCAACGCGCCTATCGCGCAGGCTTTCATTGGCGGCGTGCCTCGTACCCGAACAGTTCCCCTTTGTTCGTTTCCCTTCTTTCTTTGGTGCGGAATAGAGGGAGCATCGCAATGCCATTTACCGTTCACCGATTATGTTGCACAACGTAACAACTGCTTCAATATTCATTAGCGGAAGTACTTTAGTCGATGGCTTTAGCGTAAGTGCGGCAATGCCCATGATTTAGGCCGCCTGCGACTTGTTGGAAGCGGTTAATTCCCGATGGAGCAGCTTGCGAATCAGGCCAGCCAGCGTCATGAATTGGCTCTGCGCCAACTGCTTGAACGCCTTATGGTCCCGGTCGCTAACCTCGACGGGAATGCGCTTCTTGCTGTTTTTTGCCATGTGCGCCGAATGTATTCAGAATGGACATTTGTGTCAAGAAAAAACGCATCGCCAAATGCAAATAGTTGGCATCCGGCGTGCACTGCTTTCCGTCCGGGCCAGGGGGTTATACACAATGCACGTCTCTAGGAGAGTTAACGTGAAAATGCTTTCCGCTTTGGTACTATTTTTTGCATCCCTCCCTGTTGTTCACGCCAGCACGATTCAGGACTGGACCTACAGCGCGACGAGCTTCTGTTGGGACCCTGGCTGCACCACGGCCACGCTCTCGCTCAATATGTTCACCGACCTCGAAACCGGAACCTTCGACGAGAACGGGAATGACGAGCAGTTTGTCGGCACCTTCCCGGTCGTAACGTCGCTCACAGGCTCGCTCAATGGCAACCCGCTTACGATGGTGAGCGGCGTAGGTTTCCCGCAGGATGGGACGATCCGTGGCTGGATTTTCAATGGGCTCCCCGAGGAGATCGAGTTCTCGGATGGCACGTTCGTCTACGACTTCCAGTGGGACTTGTCCGATGAGATTCTGCTAGGTGGCAGCAATCTCTATCACTTCGGAGACATCCTCGTAGACCCTGTTATCCCCACGCCGGAGCCCGGAGTGCTGGTACTCCTGACCATCGGCTTCGCCTGTCTGCTTGGGCGCAGGGTGGTGAGGAAGTCGTGGCTTTAGGGCCAGACATCATCACCGAGGCCGGCGGTTATGAGTCTGCACGAGAGCTACTGCACGATCCGGTCTTTGTGGGCATGTTCCTAGTGGGGGTGCTGATCGTGGTTCTCTTCAATGTCGCTTACATCAAGTCTGGGGGCAACATGAAACGATTCATCTGCTGGCTGCGTGGCTGCAAGACGGGACACGCCGACGTCGGACCTGAAGTAAGCTCGGCAGGGCCGTGCTCGCGCTGCAAAAACACGGACCCCGCCAAGCATTGCTACCCGTTGCTTTAGGACTGTTTCGAAGCCGGTGCTTTCGCGTTGGCTGCCGGAGCCGGGGCCGGAGCTGCCGCCGGAGCCGGTGTTCCGAAATCAACCTTGAGCGAGGCAGGCTGGTCCGGCGTGAACGTGCCGCTCCAGCTTCCGCTCAGGGAGATCGGGGGCACCGCGGCCGGGTCGCTGTAGCTGGCTGAGCCTCCTACCGCTCCTGAGAATCCTGCCGCTGCCACGATGTTCCCGGTCGCGCCCGACTTGTCGTTCGAGTTGGGTACCACGATGGCATTCCCGTCCTGCGAAACCAGCGAAAGTACGCCTGTCGCTGAGGGTGGAATCACGTTTCCCGCTGCGTCGAGAAGCTCGACGTCGTAAGGAACCATGTCGATATTCGGTGCTGAAAAAACGCTCGATGAACTCATCTGCTTTTCTCCTTTGAATTTGACCCTGAGAGCGATCGGCTTCCTCACGGTGAGCCAGATTGCACGCGAGAGCCTAAGTATTTCTTCTAACTTTTCATCCTTGCAAAACCACTTCATTTCACTTCCCTCGATGTGCTTTGGGCCAGGTAACCCAGTACCACTTCAAAGCGTGCCCCACGGCTTTAGGAATTACTAGGAGCAGGTGCGGCAGAGGATGGGCCATTGAGCCACTCCATGAGAGCCGGTTCCACGAGGTCGATGAGCTCCTGCTCGGTGATCGGTTTCCAGCGTTGCGGGAATTCGCTGCCGCCCGAGACTAGGATCGACTTTACGCCGCCAGGACCGGCAGTGATCTGAAGGCTCGTCGAGCCGTCAGAGCTCTTGAGTGTGAAAGTTTTGTCGAACATCAGAACCTCAGACCGATGCCGGCCGAGAGTTGTGCGGCGTTCGTCACCACCACGTTACCGCTGCCAGGGATGGCCGAGGAGTGAATTAAATCCAGTTCGAGAAGTCGAATCGACATCGTGGCGTTCACCGGAATGTCGAGTCCTCCGCCGATCTTGAATGCCGCGTGCGTGGTCTGGTCTGTGCCGGCTGCGCAGTTCTGGGCTGCGACGCACTGGTTACGCGCGAAGCCAAAGCCCACGTTGGCGAAGGGCTGGAACGCCTGATTGTTGAACAGGTTCGGCTTTGAGAACTGGAGTCGAAACTCCGGGCCGCCCGTCAGCACGTAGTCCGAAGGCTTCGAGAGCGAGAAGTAGTCCCCGCGGAGCGAGAGCGTCATGTCGTACTGCTTGGCGATCAGGCTTTGGAACGTGTACGCCGGCACTGCCACGCTGCCCCAGAAGCCGTTATTTGTTGCATTGCCGGAAGTCGCTGAGTAGCCGGCGCTGAGGGAGATGGAGTATCCGGGTAGCGAAGCGGGAGGGGGCACGACGGGGGCGCTTTGCGCGAAAGCAGGTAGAGCGATAAAAAGAACCACGAGAAAGAGAAGCACCGCGAGCAGCTTGAGTTTCATGTTCGTCTCCTATGCCTTATTCAGGTAATCCTGCAAAGTGTTGGTCGCGCTCATCCCGAGGCTCTGTGCGACGGAGAGAGCCCAATTCGCGGCGGCGTCATTCCCTGTCCACCGCACGGCCACCTGCCACCAGGTGTCGCTGAGTTTGTAGCCGGCGCCCGAGAGCTGCGAAAGAATCAGGTCGCACTGGTGACGCAGCCTCATCCATCCGTCGTTATCGTCCTTAAACTTCGTTTTCCCGTCGTCGACGCCATACCCGACATCGCCAATCTCGAGGTCGCCCGGGTTGTGGCAGCGAGCCGGCAGAGAGCCTGGGACGAAGAAGCCTTCGGCCTTGGCGATTGCTGTTGCCATCTTCGAGATTTTGAGAGGATCGATCACTTTTCGTTATCTCCGCAGTGCCTAGAGTCCTTCGAGCAGAGGTAAAATTCGATGGCTCCCACTTTCCTTTGCAGGTCGCGATTGCGCTGCTCATTGTCCGTTTTCATCATGTCGAGCTTCTGGTTGACCTGGCTGATCTGGTCTGTGTGGCCCGATACTTGGTCACTCAGCTTCGTGTAACCGATGATGATCGCGGCCAGCAGGGCGATGATTTTCAGCCAGTCCGAAACGTCCTTCATGTTCAGGGAAAGCTGGCCAGTTTTCCCGTTCCCGTTCTCCGTCACGGTTGCTTCGGGCTCTCGCTCAACTTCGGAGAAGTCCCCGCCACGTTCGAGGTTGCCGAAATGTCATTCCCGTAAGCCTTGCTCATCGCGGTTCGCAGATTGATAGCGAAGGCTTTCAGCCAGATAAGGAAAAACCCGTAAAACTTTTGAAATCCTGGGTAGCCTGCAAAGCTCTCAACGGGTGGCAGGAACGTGTACAGGAGTGAACTGATTGTGACGAGAGAGGTGCCGAAGGCCCACCACTGCGCGAAGCTAAGGCCGGCTAACCAGTGCAGCAGGTTGGATAGTGCGTTCATCGGCTGGACTCCAGATATTTTTGAAAGTGTGCAAAACCGAACAGAATCTCCGTTTGGAAGCGCCTATAAACACGACAGACGCCCCCGAGCGGGGCTCTAGCGGCGGGACTGGCAACCGGATAGGGGAGTCGGTCCTGCCCACACAATGCTGTGCCGCAGAGAGGCCGGGTCGCCGTCATGCGGAAAGGCCCGGCCGCTGCAAACCTCATCTCATTAACCTCGCACGAGCGGCCTGCTGCTGAGTCGCCACATTCACGGCCGTTTGCGTTGCTACCCCCGACAGGAAACACGCTGGAGCGGTCCACAGCACGAAGGCGAACTGAGTGCCGCCAGCGTCAGGCTTTGCATTCTGGTAGTGAAAGAAAACGTGAGAGGTCAGCACCAATCCCGCGGCGTTGATCGCGTTCACCGAATAGACCCCCGCAGCAGGTGGCCGCGGCCCGAATATCTGACGAATCGGGAATCCGCCTTCTGTGCAAGCGGGGTTCACTTTCTGGCAATGCACCGAAGCCGCTGCGTCAGCCATGCGTGCCGCTACCAGCAGAGCATCGGAAGCCAGCAGAAACTTATGCGTTTTGATGTACTGGAGAACGCGATTCGGGGGAGTGACAAGCTGAGCGCGCGAAGGAATCGCGAGCCAGAGCAGTGCTCCGATCAAGGCTGCGAGTTTCATCGGCTAGGCTCCTACGCTGCTTTTGGTGCATTGTGGGAAGCCGATGAATTGTGGACGTGACTGCCGGGGATTGTACTGTGTCTTGATTATTCTGCAACTGTTTTCTATACTCCCGCGCCATGCCACTCACTACTGAGAATCATTTTGTTTGTTCCCTCAAGAAGCCGAACGGCGAACCGGATTGCAACGTCGACTTCTACTATGACCCTGGCTCACAGGGGAAACCTCCGCAGTGGACGCCCGGCGTGCAACTCGCGCTCACCAAGGTAGTCGCGATCACCATGCCGATAACCGGCTTCACTACGTTCTTCTGCTGCGACGAGCACGCCATCCTCGCGATCGAGCGCGCACAGCACTTGCCGCCGATGCCTTCGAAGATCACGCCAGCCACCGAGGCAGACGTGAACGCCGCGAAGCGTGGCATGAAGGTCGTCGAGAACATGCGTGAAGGCGCCAAGCCGAGTTAGTCACTCCGCCAGAGAAAAGCGAAATGCCTGAATCTGTTGCCGCATTGCATCGTTGTCTTTCCGTGTGCGCGTGCTGGCCGTGGTCTGAAACCGCTCGATCTTCTTCTGGATGATTGGCCGTAATGCCCTTTTCTCGTTGATCGAAGCCCTGTCCCACACCTGCAAAGCATCGGCGAGTGCGAGATGGTCAACCGTCGATTGCAGCGGCATCGGATACTTGTTGGCCTGCGCGATGAGTTTCGATGCCTCTTCGCCTGTGAGCTTCGCGTCCGGTCCTACCGATGCCCCGTGAATCGCCCTGATTGCGTCCGTCCTCGCCTGGCTGTCTCGCGCGTTGATCGCTGTACGCAGGTTATCTTCGAGCTTGTAACGGAGCTGCGCCTTTGCGAGGTCGTCGCCTTCGAGGGGAGCGCCTTCCCCGTTCCTCTTCGTCGCGAGTTGGTGCGCCAGCGTCTCGGCCGGAGTGAAAGCCTTTGTCGAACGAACGCCGATCGATTGCAGGAGCTTGTCTTTCGCGGACTGCTGAGAGATTGTTTCCGTGGGAAAGATGCCCTGCGCTGGAATCGGCGTGATCTGCCGCATCACTTCCATGAGTTGCTGCTGAGGGCTGATTCTCTCGCCGTGCTGGTTTGTGCGCGTGTAGAGTTCGGCCGGCACCCTGAGCGTCAAAGGGTTCACGCGATTGGCGAGAAAGTCACGCGGCTGTTCGACGAAGTGCAGGAAGTCCCCGAGAGTGGTTCGCAGGCCGTACTCGCGCTTGCCGTCCTTCGAGCGAACCGAGAATCCCGTTTCGGGGTGTGAGTCGCCGGAGACCAGGTAGTTTATCGCGCGGGCTGCGAACCAATGAGCCGCGTTGAAAGCCACCAGGCGCTTTACCAGAGAGCTGCCACTGTTCCCCGCGACGTCGAGAATTGAGCGGCCGGTCGATTCAAGGAAGTCTGGGGCCAGCATCAGAAGGCGGAGGGCGTTTTGATTGTTCGCTCCCCTGCCGAGAACCTCGTAGTTCAAGCCGCCGAATTTGTTGTTCACCTGCGCGGCTGCCACTCGTCCAGCTTCTCGGGGGCTGAGATTCGGCTGCGACTTCTGAATCGAATCGCGCAGCGAGTCATAGGCTGAAAACTTCAAACGTGACAGGTACCCCGACGGGCCGAAGAGATTCTGCTCGATAAGTTTGTTCACGCCACCGACGACCGGGATGCGATTTATCAGTGACTCCTTGCCGGGCACAAGCCCCTCCGAGGCTCGACGGAGTCCGCGGCCGCCAATCATCAATCCATCGGAGAGAGCGTCCTGCTGCACCGGCGTCAAGTTGTGCCAATCGATCTTCGCTGTCGAGAAAGGATTCTGTGCGAGCTCGAGCATTCTGTTTGTTACCGTCGCCCAATGGAAAGGCGAAAGGGAGAGCAGCGCGCTTTTCGCTCCTGAGCTGGCCTTGAGAGCCAGTTTCTCAAGTCGAGACGGAGCGGCCTGCTCGAAGAGAGCGGAGACATGCGGAGCGATTTCCCGGTTGATTGCCAGAGGCACCAGTTCCCCGTTCATCCACAGATGCAAGTCGCTCGGGACGAAGTTCGCGGGATTCGCCTGTGCCGGAACATTTCGCGCGGGAACTGCGAGAGGCTCACCGGCATTCGTCTGTCCTGTAATCAGATCGGTTTTGAATGAATCGTCGGCGAGCACGTTCCCGGCATTCTCGTGGTAGTCCGCAACCATCGCCGGAAGGTTTTTGATTGGAGTCAGCCCCGAGAGTTCCGCATCCACGATATTGTCGTAGACGCGCTTTTTGAGAAACCCTTCGCTCGTGACGCCATGCTCGGCTTTCTTCCCGGTTGCGGGGTCGATGTAGTCCTCGGCGTATTGATGCGGCATGTAACCAGCCGAGGTCGATGTTTGCGCGAGTCGGTCGCTCGCTCGAAGCTGGTCGCCATTCTCTTGCACGACGCGCGCTACGATGTCGCGAGCCTTCTGCTCGGTCGGACTCAGGCTCTTGCCAGCCCGTATCTCTGCGGCAAGTTCCGGCTTATTTGCGAGGTCCGCCTTCACGGCCCGGCTCTCGAGCACAAGTGGGTCGCCCACAGCCTCTTTGTTGTGCCAAATGGCCGCCTGTGCCTTCGGGTCTTTCACGAGCGACAAAATCTCATGCTCGTACTGATCGCCTTCCCCTGACGCCGCGCGCCGTCTCGCTGAACGCGCCAGCACCGCATCGGCGTAATCGTTCTGCGCCATTGCTCGGCCCTTGGGAGACGTTGCCTCGATGTCGCGAATGTCGCCTGAGATTCCCTTTGCGGCAAGTCCGCTTGCGATCGCCCCCAGGACCGCCTCAGTTCCCATCTCTTTGAGTTCATCGAGGGCTCGCTGCTTTTGCTTCTCGTTCGTGGCTGAGCGGTAGTCGCCCCACTTTGTCTCGAGAGCGGGAATTGATTTCGTGCCGAGGTCATAACCGTACTTCGTGAGGAATCCGATGTCGGTTGCGAGCTTTACTTTTTGCACGACGGCTGCTGCGTCTGCGGCCGTCGCTACGAGTCCAGCCTTCAGGACTCCCTGTGCCAGTGCGCTGCTACCGAGAGTTCCAATCAGCAGACCTACGCTCAGTGGCGACGTGAAGCCGGAGGCAAACTTTTCAACGCCCCGCTCAATCGGACCTGCTCCCTCTCTGGATTCGGGGAGAGCCCCGGACATCACGGTTAGCGGGGTGTTTAGGAAATCCCACGCTTTGCCGACGATACCCTGCGCTTCTGGTTTTGGTGCCACAGTTGAGGGCGCAGAACCGGAAGTTCGGGAGAAGAAGTCAGAGGGAAGCGTATCGGGCGCCGTCGCCGGTTGCTCTTTGGGCAGTGCCTGTGCCTGCGAGAAGAAATTCGCGGGGAGCGTGTCAGGGCTGGCAGGCTGCGCCGCGGCGGCAGGTTGCGGCTGCTGCGTCGAGAAGAAATCCGCCGGCAATGTTGCGGGTGCGCCCATTAGCGAACCGTTCTTGCCGCCCCTTCACCGTAGCCGGCTGCCCCCACTTCGGCTGCATTCGGCTGTTCGGCTGTGGCCTGTTTGATCCATTGGTGCCCGTCAAACTTGTAAGTCGAACCCTGATAGTCCTTCGTGTCGCCGAGGCTCGGGGCTTTCGGCTCGGCCACCGGATGCACGCGATCGGCACCGGGCGTGCTGTATCCGTGCCCGAGTTTGCGCAATGTGTCGTAGGCGTCGCCGAGTTCCGCATTCGCATCGTCGACGTGGTAGCGCTCGGCGAGGTCTTTGAACTGCCGGCTGGTCCGGTCCGGGTTGCCCTGAGCGTCCACAGGCACCGAGAACCAGTCAGGGTCTTTTTGCATGTCCCGCTGCGCTGCCTGTGCGACGTTCCACGCGAACTGATATTGCTTCATCGCGTCGCCGCGGAGAGCCTCTTTCTGGCCTTCGTCGAGCTTCGTGTAGTCGCCGCCCACTTTATCGAGAGCCTTCCGGGCCGCCTTCGCCGTTCCCTGATCCTTGAAGTCCTGCAACTGCTGTTGCGCCTTCGCGTAATCGAGGCTCGCGCGCGCCCCCGATTCGCGCACCTGGGCGACTTTCTCCTGGTAGTTCAGCACCGAGAGAGGGTCGCCGAAAATCTTCGTCATCTTGCCGTTGGCGTCCTTCACTTCGTGCCACTCCGGACCTGCATCCGGCACCTGGTAGATGTGATACTTGTTATCCGCCCCGAGCATTCCCTGTTCTCTGTAGCCATTCAGGTGAGCCTGCTTCGCGAGATTGTTCTTGAGTGCGTATTCCTCCATCTGCCCGAGGTCATCGAATGCCGGAGTCTCTTGCCCGGCAATTTGCATGGGTTTTCCGCCGACTGCTTTGAGCGTCGCTTCCCGGTCCATCTGGCCCTGCCGCCAGGTGATGTCCTCGTGCATCGTGCGCATATTGTGTTCAGTGTGGGCGTCGTCCATTTCCCGCATTCGTTTGTCGTGCTCGGCGAGGTCGGCGATACTTCGCGCCTGCTGCCGGGCGTTCTCAGCCACGCGAAGCTGATAGTCCCGATTCTGGTTCGTCTCCTCGTTCTGCACGCGACGCTTCTCAAGGTCGAGTTGTTGCTGCCGCTGTGCTCGATTGGCGGCTTCTTTGTTCAGTTCGTCCTTGCGCTCCTGCCCCTGTCTTGCGGCAGCCCCTACGCCTGCCAGGGCCCCGCTGCCCGGATTGACCTTCCCGGCCGCACCAAAGCCTGCGAGGGCCGCCTGGACGCCCGCAACCGTGTTCTCGGCCCAATCTCGTGCGTCGCCGTGGTTAACCTGGCCGGCGGCGATCTGATGTTGGGCGATCGTGGCTCCCATATCCGGGGGAGTTGCCAGCGATTCGGCTGCCTCGTCCTCGCCCGGTGCCTGAAGCGCGCCAGTCTGCGGCAAAGGAATCGGCTGCGGTGATACGTCGAGTGGGTCTTTCGTTGTCGTGTCGGCCATGTTTTAGAACCCTGCGAAGAAGTTCTGCAACTGCTCTCCGCCCGAGCTCCCTCCCGTCATATCAAGATTCCCGAATCCGCCTATCGCTCCGGTTGCGAGCGAGGTGATGCCCCCGGCGATGTCCGCCTGTTCCTGGGCTTGCTCCTGGGCGATCTGTGTTGCCTCTCCAAAGGCTGTCTTGTTGGCTTCATTGGCGAGGCTGCCGGTGCCCACTGGATTAAACTGGCCCGAAACGCCTTCCTCAGCGCTAACAGCGTTATTGAAATTCGATCGTCCCGTCGCATAGTCCGCCTCAGTGATGCCGAGTTCCTCATTCGAGAGTTGACCTTCCGCCGCAGAGGCAGCGCTGGCTTTGAGCGCGGCGACGTTCCCTGCTTCCGGCAGATTACCGCTATCGTTTCGGCCTGCCGTCTCATTGGCAATGGCGCGCTCTGTGTTCGCCGCTGCAGCTCCAGTTGAGTTGATGGCCTGCGTATCGAGAGCAGCCTTCTCTGAGGGTGAAAAGCCGGTCTGGTTCGGGCCTGCCTGGAGCATTGGCGCGAGGACGCTGTTTAGGTGGTTCAGGACGCTCTGCTGCTCGCCAAAATTCGTCGCGTAGTTCTGCTGCAACTCGTTCATGAATTGCTGCTCAGAGCCTTCGAGGTTTGTCTGCGTCGATGTCGGGCCGCACATTGTTGCCTCCTACAGTTCCGCGGTCATCTCGGCGCGGAATCCCATTTCGAGCATTGTGCGAACGAGCGCGGGAGAGTGAGACTCGAACCTTACGCGCTTGAATCCCCGCATTTTGGCGTCGGCTGCGACCAGAGGATAACCTTCGCGCATCGCTTCGACAATCCTCTTTCGATCCGAAGGCGCAAATTGTATGTGCAAAGTCGTCACTTCCTCGTCCGTTGCTTCCTGCCGAACGAACATCAAAGGCCCTGTTTCGCCTTCGACCGCGTAGCAGGAAACGCCCTTGCCGCTGCACAAGAAGAAATCTGCATCGATGTGCGCGTGCCTGGGGTCTTGCGCGATCCAGTTCGTGATCGTCAGCACATCCTCCGGCTCGGTTCTGCGAAACTTAATCATCACTTCCCTGTGAGACTCTGAATCGCCGAGTTGAGCGCCGGATCGGCACTCGCAATCGGCGGCATCACGCGATATGCCCCCAAGCCGCCTGAGTAGCGAGTCGGCATGATGTCGGGCTGTAGCTGCATCCCCGGCGGTATCGAGGCTGCAAAGTTCTGGTCCGGGCCTCGCGGTCCCACCGGCGGCGCACTTCCCGGCGCTCCTACCACGATCGGCGGCTCGGCAACCGGGTGCCAACCTTCCGGAAAGCCGTCATTCGGCGTCCCTGCTGGCACCATCGGCCAGCGCTCAGCCCTCGTGGTATTTCTTTCCGAAGATCGCGAAGGAAATGAGTTCATCTCTTCCATTGTTCGCATTGCTCCCAAAGTCGACTTTCAAACGAATCCTGCGTCCCACGGCCACCGCTGCATTCTGGTTCAGGTTGTAGCGGTTCGGCAGATAGGGCGGCGTGATCGTCGAGCCATACACCACCGGGGGATCGAAGATGGCTGTCGCGAGCTGCACCCACGCCGGAGTCGGCGAAGGATCATCGAGCGCGTAGTAGACAAGCGGCGCGACGCCCGAAGGTGCCGTTGGCATGAAATCAAACTCAAGGAATTTCACTGCCGCGCGCTGGCCGGGGTAGACCATCGTGATTGCGCCTATTTCGAACCATGAATCGTAGGGCGTCCCGTTGTCGGTAAAGACCTTCTGCGAACGAGCGAGGATGGGATGTCCCGGCATGTTTGAGCCGATGATGAGTTCTCGCGTAGGCGCCGCAGGGCCGGGCCCAGGGCCGGGCGTGCCAATCGTGTAGCCAATCTGGAAGGCTCCCCAATCGCTCGAGCTGGCCTGCGTCCAGGTATCGTTCGCAGGTGCGCCAGTTGTGTTGACGAACCAGGCAGCCTGCATCGTGAAGTTCATCCCTGCGAGCGGTGTATATCCTGTGGGAATGTTAGTAATCCCTCCGGCAGCGAAAGGAAGCGCGATCGCGAGATAGACCGCATTGGCCGTGGGAATCGTCGTATTCGAATTGAACGTCGTGTTGGGCGGCAGGACGTTATCGGGTTGCCCCTTGAGCCATGCCGCCTCATTGCCCGAAATGAACGAAATCCCGGTCATGGAGATAAAGGCCGCTTCGAGCGTGGTGGGAATGAACCCTCCGCCCGGCTGCATCGTGACCGTGATGGTGAAGGCGCCGCCCGGTGGAATCGCGGTGAGCATGGGAGCGGTGCAAAGGCTCACCGTCTGCTCGTTCGCTCCAAAGTTCGTGAAAATGATGTCGTGGCCCAGATTCACGCCAATCGTGTTTCCAGTTGCCCAGGTATTACCGAGCGAGTCTGTGACGGAGGCAACCGAAGGAGTCGCGAAATTGTGGTCGGACGAATGCACGACGAGTATCCCGACGTCGCCGACTGCGATGCCTCTCGCTCCAGCCACGCAATTCAGCACGAAGCTCGAAACCGTGCCCTGCGAGCCGAACGAGTTCACTGTCGTTACGGGGCCGGTTGTCGCTCCGCCCTGCATCGGCTTTAGAACCGATTTGAGGAGTTGCGCTCCGCCATTGATTTGCGCGAAGGGCGACCAGCAGATTGCGTTCTCGCCGCTCATGTCCGCGCCCACCTGGTGCGGATTCAGGCGATACCATCCGGTTGCACCATCGCCCACGAACACGGCGTTGTCCGTCCCGTTCTCATAGGCCACAAGCGAGACATTCTCGCCATTCGCCGGGAGCTGCGCTGCGAGCAGGTTGCCGATCGGGAAGCCAGCGCGCGCGAGTTGCACTGTGGGGTTGAACGACCAGACCTGGCAATCGGTCGAGACGAAATAAATCTCGCCGCCCACCCGATCCCAGGCGTTGTAGTTCAGCAGGCCCACCTGCTTAATCATCGTCTGCGAGTAGAAGCTCGCTGTCGAAGGTCCGCCGTAGATGCACTCTTGGTCCGTCGTCGTCGGGCAGATGAGTCCCGCGGGTGTGTGGATGCAGGCCACCACGGTTGATTTGAACGGGAAATCGTCATCGTTCGGGTTGAACGCCTCATTGGGATTGCCCACCAGGTTGTCGGGCCCAGAGCTGTGGAACACCGTGTTCCCTACCGCACCCCAGATACGCGAGAAATGCAGTTCGTCGCACAGCGGCAGAAAGCCTGCCGGCGGAGGGTCGTTCTGGTGGTCGATCGGTGCCGGCGCGAGGTTGTCGAGGCCAGGGTAATTGATTCCGCCCACCGTCGAGGCGATGTCGGGCAGGAAATCGAAGAAGGTCCAGGGTTGTGCCACTCCTGCAATCGGCTTCGGCGCGGGGATGTGGATGAGGTCGAACATATTCGAAGGGCCGCCTCCATCCGCATCGCGCCAGATGATGATCGTATCCACCTGCGGATCCGTCGAGCCGAGCGCGCCAATCTGGTTTACCGCTCCAGTGATGTTCGGGGTTGCAAGGGTAAAGACAGGCGAGGCCGTCGAAACTGCCCCTGTGCCGCCTCCCGAGTAGAAGCCGAGCGGAGTCGTCAGGCCCGGCACGTTGCCCAGGGGCGTGAGCATTTGCGGCGTGTTCAGATTGCCAAAAGTGAGAAGCGCCGTCGTGTCGTAAGGGTCTGTCGGCGTTCTGCAGGCGAACGAATAGGCGTAAACGTGGCTTTTTGTCCACGTAATGCTGCGATTCGAGAAGGCTGCAACCGTTTCCCAAGTGATGGCGTTGTCTGTCGTCGTCGCGCCCACCGTAACCGACCAGGTGGGAGTGCTGCCCCCGGAGATGCCGCTCACGATGACTGCTTGCACGAAAGCTGAACCGACTACCTCTGAGCCGCCGAATGCCTGGGTGAGAAGCGGGGGAGCGAAACCGGGCGCTGGCAGGAACCACTTCGTGTTCGCCGTCCACGCCACCGGAGGCCCGACGCATACCCATGTCGCCGTGCCGTCTGTCGTCTGTCCACCGTAGACGGTTGACCATGGATCGAAGGTCGCGACGCCGGAATGCGTCTCCGCTACGCCGTTCGGGTTCACGATTACGAGCGTGGTCGAGTTGCAGGAGACGACTTGTCCGGTTGCATTGTTGCCGGCGTTCACAAAGCCGGTAATCGTCGCAGGGAAGCCCACCGGGAAAGGCGTGGGAAACGTGCCGGTGTAGGTCGTGTTTCCGCCCGAAGCATTCGAGGCCGCAGTGAGTGTCGCCGTCGAGCCGGGCTCGAGAGCTCCGCTGGTGCCCGAAGAGATGCACACCTGCATATTCGAGTTCTGATCTTCGATCACCGAGAAAGTCGTGTTCCCATAAACCCACTGCGTATAGGGATTGTCAGGAATCCAGACTTTCGAACCCTGGCAGATCCACGCGAGCTGATTGTCGTCGGTGATTTGCCCGATTGTCTGCGAAGGGATGCCGTTCCAGGGAGTGTAGGTCGTGTTCGCAGTCGTCCCGGCCACTGAGGCGCCGAGCAAGTAAGTTGGCTGTCCGCCGCACAGTTGGCCCTGCGAGTTCACGAAGGGGATTAGCGGAAACACCACCGCGCTGAAGGCGTTCGTCGGGTCCGCGCCGCTTGCCGGCACGTTGTAGAGATTGAAATGCGTGTTCGATGCCCAAGTCTGAGGCGCACCGGGCGCGACGTTCGCCTGCCCGATGTTCTCCCACCGAGCGCCTGTGGGCTCGCTCACGCGCGCGCCGCTCAATCCCAGGGTCGCGTTGAATGCTGGCCGCGTCGTCCCAGACTTCACCGGATGCCCGTGCGAGGTGATGAAAATGCAGTTCGTCCCCGGATCGTAAATCGCATTCCCTGGCTGATAGGTTGTGTTTGGCTCCCAGAGCGTAATCTGGCCGAGCGATGTCCAGGTCACGCTGCCATCGTTCGTCGTGGCAAGGTAGGCAGTATTGAAGTTCGGCGTGCCGGGGCCGCTCGTGCCAATCTGCGTCGCATTCGGCGCTGTGGGGTTCGCGTTGACCGAGCTGAGTTGCTGCACGTTATTGTTCGGGTCAACGAGCAGGCCCATTGTCGAGAAAACTGTGTTCGCTGCCCACTGTGCGGCCGAGGAGCCTGCCGCTCCAACCGTCACCGTCGGCGCAGACGTGGGCGCTGCGATGCCCCAATTCCAGATCAGCCCGTTGGGATTCGTGGGCGTGTACTTGATGAGATCGATTCCATCGCCGTAGTAGAGCGTGTCGCCTGAAGCGACGAAGTACCCGCGGCCGGCGAAGGGAGACTTCGCGAAAATCTGAGTGGCTGCCCCTAGGTTGAGCGGCTCTTTGTAAACGAAGCTCTGCGTATCGACGTTCAGCAGGATCGTGCCGTCGTCGAGTTCCCACTGGAAGGCATTGAGGGGCGGCTGCGCGTAGTTCGCCGAAGCCTGGACCGTGCCGAATCGCCGAATCAGGGTGAGTTCGTTCGAGAGCTCGACGTTGAGGCCATTGAAAAGCGTGTCAGGCCTGCCGCCATAGAAGCGCTGCGTGACGACGTTTGAGGGGTCGTGAAAGACGCTGCGCTGCGTGTAAAGGCCAGTTAGAGAGGCCGCAACGAATATCGGGGCATAGTGCGAGGGTTTCGCCGGCTGTGCGCCTGCCTCTGCGAAACGGTCCTGCACTTAAATCGTCCTGGCCTGGGCGGCCGCCTGCGTTCTGAGATTTGCTGCGATGGTCTGAAGGTCTGAGAACATGGCCTGCGCGAAGATCATGCTCTTTTGCATCTCGGTGAGCCCTTCGGCCGTAGCGAGAAGCGCTGCCATTCCGCGACGCCGGTAGATCGCCGCTGATTGTTCATCGCCATTCGTCTGGAAGGCTTCTCCGAGGAAAAGATTGTTGTAAATGTGCATCTGGCTCTGCGGCAGATTGCACTGAGTGAACCAGTCCTGCGAGGTCGCCGAAAAGAGCACCGGAGCCTTCTGGTAGGTGGTGATGCAGCTCGTATAAATCGCGTCCATCGAAGGAAAGCGCAGGGTGACGCTCGTTCCGGGATTAATCAGGCTCACCGAAACCGCATCTGGCCGCTTCGTCTGGTCGGTGTTTTTGTTGATCGCCGTCGTGTTGTAGATTCGCGGCACGTCCCAATATTTGCCACCGCCGTCAATCAGTGAAAGTTTCTCAAGGAAACCAAAGTTTGCAATCGAGAGCTGGTAGTCCGACTGCCCTGCCACGGTCGTTAGGCTCGTATCTTCCGCGCGATTCGTCGCCCAGGTGAAAGGCGGAGAGTTGACGAACACGACCACCATGTTCCCAATCGTTGTCGCAGGCTCGTTTCCAGTCTGGGCGGTGAGTGGGATATAGCTGCCCAGGATCGACTGCGACCAGAGAATCGTTTGGTTGAGCGTGTAGGCCATCAGCTCACCGGGCCGCCGAAAGGCCAGAAGGGGCCAAGCGTGCCGGGGCTAGGTCCGAGGCCGCCGGCGCCGATAATCGTGCGCGCTGGCACGATCTTGAAAAACTCTTTCTCGCGGTCTGATTGCCGACGCATCGCGATGAGCGAATTGATCCATGCGTTATGCGCCTTGTCGTAGTTCGCGCGAATCTTCGCGTTGGGGTTGTAGCGATAGCACTCGGTGATCGCGCCGTCGAGAAAGCGCTGGTAGTACTCGTCGGTGAGCGGAAAGAGCGTCTGGCTCGTGAGGCTTGTCGCGGCAGAGAACTTCGCCGGCTGCGCCTGCCCGAGCAGGTTGATTTGCCACACGGTGCCGGTTTGGCTCGGCGTCGGCGAGACGCGGATGCCCTGGCCGTAAGGGTCTATGACGGTCCAGACCGTTGTATCACCTGTGCCGGGAGTCGCCTGCGTTCCCGCGGCTGAGTTTGCCGGTGCAACCGGCGCCGTGCTGCCCAGAGTCCCGTACCCGGTGAGCACGAGATAATTGCCATTCGCATCCTGAATCTGAAGAATGGGATTCGAAGGCATCGACGAGCCGTTGCCGAGCGGGTTCTTGATTACTTGCCCTGCCTGTGGATTGTTGCCCCAAGTCTGATTGCCCGTCTGCGCTGCTCCCCAGGTGCCGTAGTAAAGCTGATAGTTCGGCAGGAAGTTCGCGCCGCAGAGAGGCTGCTTGAAAACCGAGTTCGAAACGTAGGAAGCGGTCGAGCGAGTCTGGTCGCGTCCTACCTGCACCCAGGTCCACGGCTTCGGCATCGAGGGATTGTTTATGTCGAGGCCGACGCCCTGTTCGAGCCATCCAAGGTTCGTGAGGCTCGGATCGCCATTGACCGGCATCTTGCCCGGCTTCCCGATGAGCGCGTAATCCTGCTGCCAGGAGTTGTAGACGAAGAGCGGAAGCAGAATGCGATTCCACTTCCAGGGAAACATCCCCTCGCCGCCGCACATCTCCATGAACGTCTTGTTCGCGATGCTGATGATGGGGCGGACGGTATAACCCGCAGCATCCCAACCGGGATCGAGGTCCCCGTGAGCGACAAGATCATCGTAAAGATTCTGGAGAGTGTACGTGCTCTGCGACGATGCCATTTAGCCTCAAGCTGCCGGGATTTGCAGGTCCTTCAAAACGCGCACTTCCTCAGAATCGATGTCCTCGGGCTCGACGCGCTCGATGCGGAATGCCCTGCTCGTTAGGTCCGAAGAGTTCTCGAATGAGTAGAAATACTGATTCATTTCGCGCCAGCTTTTCTTCGTCGGGTTCGGCATCTTCACGAGCACCCCATCAGCGTTCCGAATAAATAGAAACTCCGCCGTGTCGCCAGGGTGCATCTCGATGCGGCACTTGCCGCAGTAAATCCGCACGCTCTTGTCGCTCAGATAGTCCTTGTGCAGAGCGCAGCGCTTCTTCTCGGGGATGACGCCGACGCGGTGATTGCCGAGCAGATGGTCGCAGATGGCCTGAAAGCGAAACTTTCTCGCCCAATCGTCCGCTTCAGTCTTGTGCATCTGCTGAAGGGCTACTTCCCGCGACTTCGCCCTAGATTGTTTCTCGCGAATCTTCTCTGCCTGGTCCTCGAGCGCGACGCGCGCGAGCACTGCCATTGGGTCATTGGGGTCCTGAATTTTCTGTCTACGCGGCATTTTGTCTCCTCATGTTGTTGTTGAAGTCGAACAGCATCCGGCGATAGCGGCGCGAGACTGCGCAGATTCGCGGCTTACCGAAAATTTCGTGCGCTCTCTTTTCCGTGAGTGCGCCATTGAAAATCAGGCATCGGACAGCGCTGCGCCAGCCGATGTCGCGAAAGCCCGAAGGCAATCCGGTTCTCGGGTCGAGTCGCAGGAGCGACCACTCCCACATGAGCGGCACCTGAATCGAGCACATGGGCTGAAACTCGCCGCCGTTCCTGGTAGGCATCAGCACGAAGAGAGACGCCGAGCCATCCTTGAGCGTCGAATCGTGGCTGAAGCAGGTCAGTCCGCCTTCGGTGCGGAGCTTTCGCATAAAGACGGCTGCCGGCATGATGTTCACGCGCCGTCCGGCTGGATTGGCGAGCGAGTCCTGGTCGTCCACTTTGTAGGAGCGGCATTCGGCCATCAGGTTCTCGTGCGCCTCTTTGTGCCACTCCTGTACCATCGCCTTATAGTCCTCGGGATGCGCGTACCACTTCGGAGTTCCGCCCTTCAGCAGGTCTTTAATCAGGTGCAGCGTTTCTTTGCGATCGACGCCCATCTATTTCACTGCCCCTGTGAGAGTCTGGCCGGGAAGCGACACCGTTGCGGTCGTGGGCAAAGGCACCGTCACATTTCCGGTCGAATCTGGTTTTATCGCGTTCACCGAAAGAACTACTCCGGTCGGCTGGCTTGGCGGAGCAGCGAGAAACCATCCCTGCGTCGAGTTCTGCCAGATCCAGAAACCGTCGCCCGCGAGGCAAAGCGACGGCACGGTAGGCGTTCCGCAGTTTGCCGCCTTGGTGGTTCCCGCGGTGGCGCCGAAGTAGATGATTTGTCCGCTCTGCGCGTGCAGGGCGAGAGCGACCGCGCACAGTAGGACGATCACAAAAGTTGCAAAGAGCATTCTGTTTTTCATGGCATTAACACCCTTCCTTGGAGGATGGCTTGCGCGATTAGCGAGGATTTTGTTGGAGCCCCAGGTACCACCACACCGGTTCCTGTGCCCAGGAGAGCCGCGGTCACGGGCGAGCCCGATGCTCCCGTGAAGTTCAGTTGCAAAGTATCTGCGAGCGAGCCTGTGCCGGTGGGCTGGAAAATGACCGAGATCGAGCAGCTCGTCCCATTCGCCAGCGTCCCCACGCAGGTATTCGCAGGGCTCGATGCGGTGAAGTAGTTCACTCCGCTTGCGTAGGTCGAGCCCACGTTCGTGATCGAGGCGCCCGTATTATTCGTGAAGGTCAGGCTCACTGCGACGCTCATGGTCCCGACAGCCACGTTCCCAAAGTTCACGCTCGAAGGCGAGACGAACGGAGTGAGCACGTACACGGCAGAGCCCACTGCGCTGTCCGAAGAGAATCCAGTTCCCCCGGCGACGGCGAAGAGAGTTTCACTGACGGCGACTGACACGGGACCGCTGTACAGCGTGCTTCCTGCCGCACAACCGGTTGTGCCGTTCGTGGCGGGGGCGCCGGTCGTGTTGTAGCAGATGACCGTGAAAGCGGTTGAGCTGATCGTCACCGATTGCGAGCCGGTATAGGTTCCGCCCACTGGGCTGAAGGTCGGGATTCCTGCCGGCGGTGCCGAGGAGCCAATCACCATCAGGTTTGAAACCATGCGGCTATCGGTTGAACCTGATTTCGTAGCAACGGCCTGCACGCCGCTGGTTTGAGCAACAGTGAAGGCACCCGAGTAGACGAGAGAATTGCAGGTTCCGTTTCCGTTCGTGCTCGGATAAGACGGCCCCAGATTCAGGCAAATTGTCGCTCCCGCTGGCCCTGTGCAGGTCACACTTTGCGATGTCGCGTAGGTTCCTGCGCCGGGAGTGCATACCGGTGTCGCGAGAGGCGTTGTGCCGATCACGTAGGATTGAAACTGTCCAAACGGGACAGTCGCCCCAAAGGAATCGGTCTGCGGGATGTAGCTATCTTCGAAACCGGATTTGCAGCCGATTGCACTCACAGTTTGCGTGGTCGCGATGGTGAGCGCGGATGAGTAGGTTTGTGTCGTTCCGGTCGGAGAGCATGATGCTCCGTGGGTCGGAATCGATCCGTCCGTCGTATAGAGAATCGTCGCGCCTGCCGTCAGGGGCTCGCTCAGTGTCAGCGTTTGCGACGTGGCATAGACTCCGGTGCTCGTTCGGGTTCCGCTCGGATAGAAAGTGCTGCCCTGCAGGCTGAAAACCGGCGGAGCAACGATTGGAGTTTCAAGTCCAACGGCGAGCGGATGAGGGTAGGCGCATCCGCCAGCCGTGCAGGGTGTGTAACCCGGCTTTGCCGCATCGAATACGATGTCTCTCCCCGCCACCACAACGTCACTCGGAGCCCAGACTTTTCCAGTTGCGGGATTGACTGCCGAACACGGGTTGGCGAGGCCGGAATTTATGAGCGAAAACTGAGCTGCGCCCGTGCCCCCGCCGATGTTGTTCCAGATATAAATCGGATCGGGAAGCTGATGGACGTCCGCCGGCACCTGGCTCGGATCGACGAAGGAAGGCGATTGCGTGGCCGTCGATGCCCCTGCCGCTCCTTGGTGATAGCACATATAGCCGGTGCAGCAACCGACTGAAGGAACGTTTGATTGCGTCTGTTCTACGCTCGTAACAAACGAGGTGCCCACGAAACCGCCGCCGATGATCTGCTGCACTTCGTTGTCATAGGCGACGAAAGTTCCATCGCGCAGCCAGAAGTAGCGGCCGAGGTTTTTACCTGTGCCGTTCGGGTGCGAGATGTAGGTGAAGCGGTTCGCGATTATCTCAACGAAGCGTCCGCCAATCGTGCTCGTGGGGCCGTGCGTGAGTCCCGCAGAGCCGAAATACTTGTTGTGGCGCAGGACGATTCGGCAGTTGTTGTCGCAATCGGGAAACTGCCCGATCTCATCGGCCGTGACGTTTTCGATGTAGAGGTTTATCGTCCCGTTGGTGTCGGCAGTTCCCATCGAAGTGTTCGCGTCCCAGTTGCTCGGATTTCCTGTGTTGATGCAGGAGCCGCCGGGCTTATAGACGAGGCTGCCGCTCTGGCTGCCAGGCACCGAGGGGCTTGTCGAATAGAGGCGCGAGTTGAAGAAAACGCCGCCGCAGGCATTCCACTCGACGCCATTTCCAAGCACGCCATCAGGCAGAATCCCTGAGATGTTGTAAACCAGCGGAATCTTTGAGCCGCCGCCGGTCGTGTTCACATAGCCGCAGACCGGATTCGCCGGGCAGGTGGTCGTCCCGTTTACGAAATTGATTCCGCTCAGCGAGACGTTAAAAGTGTTCCCGCTTGTGATCGTGAAGGCGTAGGAAGTGTTCGGCACATTGACCGTGATTGTCGGGCCGCCCGAGCCGTTTGCGCCGCCTGTTCCCTGTATAAAAATCTGCTTCGTCGTCGAGATTGCGACGTTCATCGTGCAAGTTCCGCTCGGGATCGCCACTGTATCGCCATCAGAGGCCAGGTTGATTGCCGCCTGGATGTCGAGCTGCCCGGTGTTGTTATTGCAGCTCGCCGCAGTGAAGGTCGAGGCGTGGACGGCACGAGCAGCAGGAAAGAGTCGAACGAACGCGCAGAAAGCGATGAAGGCGAGGAGCAGCAGGCTCGCGCCTTTTTCCCACCGAGGCTTTAGTTGTGGAAGCATATTCCAGACGACTCCTGCGAGGCTGTGCTCGCACTCAGCAGTACTTTTGGAGCGGCACCCGTTCGCGCGTTCAACAGCATCATGGAAACGCCCTGAGCGTTGTTGGCCCCATATCCCCCGAAGAAGTTAGAACCTTGCGGCGACGGATAGAGATAAGCGACCCACTCGATTTGCGATGCGCTGGCCCATCCAAGCTCCGCGAAACAAACGTCTGGTCCTACTCCGCCGTTGGTCAACGTGAGCGTTTGTCCTGTGACTGTTTGACTGCCCACGCCGCTAGTCGATGAGTTTTGCGTGTCGAGCGCAATCGTTCCCGACGAAGCGCGAATGACGTAATAAATAAAATAGGCCGTGGTGCTCGCAGACATCGTGGGCGTGAATGTCGATGTGCTTGTCCGTGTTGCGACCGTGTAGCCGCAACTGAGGTCTACGCTTCCGCCCGTCTGTTTGCAGGTGTTAGCTGCGCTCGGCACCGTCCAGGTGTTCGCTGAGCCGCCGCTGCCATTGTCGACAACCGATGAAATGGTCGCCTGCGTCGAGCCGGGTTGTACCTGGGCATGGAAGAAAATCAGGTCGCCTGCGTTGGCCGTCACGGGCAAAGTAATCGCCGGACATCCCGGCGAGCAGGTCTGTGGCGCGGTTGTGCTCGTCGTACCGGGAATCCCCTGCGAAATATACGAAAACGGCGTCGAGGGAGCGGTATAGGCTGTCGCTGGCTTCACTGCCACAGCCGTTAGCGAGAAATAATTTGTCGTGTTGAACGTGATGGCCGCACCGCTCGACGTATCGAGATTCGCCGGATCGCCGATGAAATCCAAAATGTAGGGAGAGCTCGGGCTCGCTATACCGGCTCCGCTGTCAATCTGTTCAACGATCAGGTCATTCGTGCCGGTGAGCGTGAACGACGGCCCGGTGCAGGGCGTACAACCGGCGCTAGAGTGACTTGCCGTGCTCCCGTTTCCCGAGTTGTCGATCGACATCGCACAGGGCGTTCCACTGCAATTTGGCGGCGCGTATTCCTTAAATTCCAAGAATTGGAAACTGGTGGACGTTCCTGAGAGGTTGATGGTGACAATTGTCGCGCCGCCTGCTCCACCGAGAACGTGCCAAGCATCCTCGTTGTCGTTACCCGAATTGAAAATATGGCAGGTGCTCGAAGTGCAGTTTACGAATGTGTCCACCTTGTCGCCCGAACCTGTCAGGCACGGATTTGATGACACGCAGCTAAAAGCGGAACTGATTGTCAGGTTGTTTCCCGTGGTGATGCCGGCGCGCAGAAAACTTCCAGCTGTCGTGGCAAAAATCTTGAACGAACACGCCGTGCTGGTTCCGAGCGTTCCGCACGCACCGTCCTGCACTTCCCATCCGCCCGCCCCTGTCGTGGTTCCCGAAGTGGCTTGCAGATAGGCCCATTCGCCGGTCACGGACACCGGATTCGCCGCGAGGATCTGCGACTTCGCCATGACCTGCGATTTAGACATCACCTGCTGCGCACCGCAGGGGAGCGCGAAGGAGAGGATCGCGAGGAGAAGCCGTTTCACTTAGAAGAGCCTCGTCACTGATGCGTCAAGCTGATAGGTGCCGGTTCCGGTCGTGCAGGCCGTATAGGTCGTCGCGTACTGGATAATCGAGCCGTTCGTCGAGATGACGAAGGTGCCGCTCGCTCCGGCGGTAGCCAGGCTCGTGTTGAAATGGAAAGCGGTGGTGAACCCGGCCGTTTTCTGGTCGTAGACGCCGATGCCCACGGCCGAATGCGTGGTCGCGTTCGAATCCGTCCAGGTCAGGTTGAAAACGACTTGCCCGGCGGTCACGCTCGAGCACGCAGTCCCAGTTTCGATGAAGTCAAAATGCACTTCGTATTGCCCGGCCACGTTGCAAGCGCCGGCGACGTTGTTGCAAAGCGTCGCCGTGCCCAGGGATGCCGTGTTCCCGGTCGAGTGAACTTGTCCGGTCTGCCTTCGCACCAGCAGGCCGAAGTTCGATGAGCCGTTTGTGGCGCAGGCAATCTCATGCGCCGTCGAATCCGGATAGCAGGCGGCAGTGCCCGATACGTTTGTTGGCGCGGTGCCTTCGGTTTCGCAAATGGCTCCGGCGCTTCCGGCCGTGCAAGCGGGTGCGGTGCCGACTGCGACCTGCCCGGTGAATTGTGCCCCTGCGGAGTCTGTGCAAGTGAACACATTCGCCGTGGTATGCCCGTCATCGCATAGGGAAGCCGTCAGGAGGCCGTGCGTTGAATCCGTGGCCTTGGGGATGAATCCAGCGGTGAGGGCTGCGGCCATTCCCGCCGCGATCGCATCGGCCGCGTTGATTCGCAGGTGGGTGTTTCCGTTTGTCGAATCGTAAGCGAGTACGCCGTTCGCGCCAGAAGTCGCACCGGCAATCACGGGAACCTTGAAGGAATTTGCCCCGCCAGCACTCAGGTCTACGAGCCCAGAAGCGCCCATCGTCAGGGTGTGCGAAGAAACCAGGGTGAAATCTCCAGCGCAACCGAACGCTCCGCCATTGTTGATCTGAAAACTTAGGGCCGTGATCGTGCAGGGCGTTGAGCTGGCCGCGCTGTTCAGCGAGACAGAGCCATCGGCGTTGATTGTCTCCGTCATGTTCGTGCCGGCTTTGGCCGAACGAGCGCAGCGCGCGATGTAATTCGTATTGTCGGGTGATGAAATCGTGCACCAGGTGTTCTGAGGCGGGACGAGCGTCGTTTGCCCATTGATCGTCGACGTGGTAGGCGTAACGGTGACGGCGCCTGCGCCAGTCACAAAGACCGCAAAAGTGAAGTTCGAGGAGCAGCCGGACGAGCCTGCCTGCGGCAGTGTCACGGCAACGGCGCTGCCCGATGTGTATTGAATCGTCGTCATGCGGTCGCGCAGCGCGGTGGCGGAATCGCAGAGGATTGTGTCGGTCGTTCCGGCAACGGAGCGTCCGGAGAGCCCCGGAGAGACGAGGGTATAGTCCGCGTTGTTATTGGCCTGCACCGCTTGGCCGGTGAGGCCGGGCGTCAGCAGATTGCAATTCGAGGAGCCTTCCGTCATCTGGAGCGAGTGCGCCGTGGGGTTCGCCGCCCCGCACACGCCGTTTGCAGGGCCGAGCACGCCGATTCGGGCATTCGCGAGGGTTCCGCTCGATATATTCGAGGCGTTGGTTGTATCGGTTGTGGCCGAGGATGCGAACGAAACCCCGTTGGTGCTCAGGCAGGTAATCGCGCCCGTGTTTGTCAGCGTGCAGTCGTTCGACATCGCAACGCCGGTAGGAACATTCGAGGCGTTGCCGACGAAGAAACTCCCAGAGGCCAGCGTCCCGGTCGCGAAATTCGTCGAAGGGCACCAGCTTGAGACGCCCGAACTGTTCTGGCAGAAGAGGCCGGTCCCGGTCGTGTTATGCCCGAAATCGATCCAGACCTGAGAGGAGTTCGACACCATCAGGTCGCCCTGGCCTGCACCGGCAACAGGCGCGAGAGAAGTGAAGGCTCCGCTATTGTTGATCTGCCCGTTGATCGAGAGCACGCCGCCGGGAAGGGTGAAGTAAGACTGAAGGCCGGAAATTCCCGAGTTGCAGCCGGTGACGAGCGAGAGCACGCCGTTGTTATCGAACAGGCAGCCCGTCGAAAGGGCCAGAGTAGGGAGCGGAATCGTCTCTAGCCCTACGACGGATGGGGTTCCGGTTGAGCCGCCAATGTCACCAGCCGGTGGCGTGATACCGCCGCCTCCCCCGCCCCCGGTGCCGCTGCCCGATGAGCCTTGGGACATGCTTATCGCGACGACGACCGTGCCGCTCGTGTAGGCCGATACCCTCGCACGTATCTGCGCCAAGCCGGAAACGGTGACGCGCCAGGCTCCATTCGCCGTGGTCGAATTGACTCCGCTCGTCCCGCCGATCGCTACCGCGTTGACTGCGTTGAATGTTCCGCCACTTCCGGGCTGTGCGTTGCCCTCGAATTGGACAGTCGCGCTCCATGTCCCCGTGATTTGAATTACCGAAGAAGCCGCATTATTTGCTACGTTCACGGTCAGGCAGGCGCCCGCCGTGGCGCACGTTCCGCCGTCCGATGCTGTTAGGTTTGCCGTCGCTGGCTGCGTCTGCGCACGAATGGGCAGAAGGAACGCGAGGACGGCTATTAGAAGCCACAGCTTTTTCATGTTCCCCTCCTCTGGAAAAGGCCCGGCGGATTTCGCCGCCGAGCCCGGTCCGTTCTCGCGTTTTTAGGAAGTCAACTGCGGGACAGCGTCAATCCAGCGAATACGCGCAGTGCCCTGAGTGAAGGGCGGAGGCGTAAACACCAGGTGAGCGCGGGTGGCAACCCAAGCGCCGATTGTGGCGGTCGGGTCGTAGGAGCTCGAAGGCGCGTCGGTGACGATGTTCGTCTTGATGGCCTTCCAGTCGGCTTCGCCAAATTCGGTGTCGCCGGGAACGCGCATCACGAGCATCAGGAAACCGTACTTGCCCTCGATGTAGGTTCGATAGCCGGTCGAACTCGACACGAGGTTTGCGGTCGAGTGCACGAAGGGCGTAATCCCGAACGAGACGCCGAGGCCAGGGCCGATCTCCATGCGCTTCCACTGATTCGTCACGCCAGCCACTTCCTCGTAGCGCCCGATGTCTGAATACTTCCAGAGGTCGGCGATCGAGGCGTTCACTGTGACCGCGTTCGAAATGTCGTTCAGCAGGAGCGGGTGAATCTGGCCGCCGTAATCGTCGCCCTTCACCGGCATCGCTGGCAGGTTGAAGAGTTGATTCTTCATCGTGCGCAGCGCGTTGATCGTCAGCAAATACGCAGGCGAGTTGCCGGAGATGAGCGCGTTCTGGTTTACGGTCGTGTCCGTGCTCGACTGCGCATCGAGGCCCGTGTAAGCCAGGTTGTTAATCGTGATGCCGAGTTGGTAGGCGAGAAGTTCCGCCGTGCTCTTGGCTTGGTTCGGGTCGAGCGATGCAGCAGCCGAGAACGCCGACCAGTTCGCGAATGCGTTGTACTCGGCGACCTGGGCGTTCACGAACGACTGGCCGAAATATTCCGGGGATCCAATGACGCCATCGGCCGACGCGGGAATCGTGTCGGTGATCAGGTCATAGGTAAACATCGTGCGGTTGACGCCGGTGTGCAGCGCTTGTTCGCGTTGCTCGGCGGCCCAAACAAAGGCCGCAGTGTTCGCCATCAGGGGCGGGATGAAGGCCGCGTCGTAATGGACGATCTGCGCGAGAAGGTTGTTTGCGACGTTATTCGCCGCCGGATTCGCAGACATGGTGCCTCGCTAGTCTTAGCGACTGGCGAGCGCGGCGTTCAAAATCTTGTACTTCTGGGGGTCCCGCATCCAGGCTTCGTACTTTCGAGGCTCTTTGTAAAGCATATTGAGAGCCTGCTCCCGGGTGAGGACTAGCGCCGAGCTTGCCGGTCGATCCGACACCTGCGAATTGCGTATTCCACTCGCAGGCGCCCTGCGCTCTGGGGCGGCAGGGGTGTCCCGATTGGGTGAGGCATTGTCGGGCGCGGCATTGTCTGGACTCGGTGCGGGAGCATTGTTGCGAGGCCGCTCGACCAGCTTCGGGCCGAGCACTGCGGCTGCAAATTCCAAGTTCGCTACGGAAAACTCAAAATTGTTGTTCGCCAAATAGGCGTTGACCATGTTGTTGTTCGCATCGCAGGGAAAGTAGTCTGGGTGCGAACCTATAAACTCGGCCGCGATTCTTTTCCTTGCCTGAAGGTCGAGCGTTTGTCCTTGTCGCTGGACTTCGCTCGCGATTTCCTTCAAAGGTACGGCAGACTCTACCACACGTTGCACTGCTGCCGCTGCCTTTCGTGGGTCCTGAATGTCCAAACCGATTTGCACGCTCTCCTCGGAAGTGAGCGGCTTCGATTCGATTTTCGGCGGTGCGGTTCTCGCCGGGGTCGGCTGCCGATTGCTCAGCGTGTCGAAGCGCCGGCTCGAGCGCTCGAGTGCGCGTGCGACTTCGAGGTTCGCCTGTCCGAGCTTCTTCACGAGCTCGCCGGGTGAGTCAGCAACGAGATTCGTGAAGCGCGGTTTCCCGCTGCGGTCGAGCAGGGGCTTGCCGTCCTCATCCGTCAGGCCAAAAGCGATTGTGAATTTTGTTTGGCCGTCTACCAGAATTTCTTGCATCTCCATCGTGTCGGTCGTCATTGTGCCTTCTCCAGTTCATTTTTGCCCTGCTTCGCCAAGGCTTCTTCCTGCTCCTGCAAAATCTTCCAGTTAAACTCGATCTCTCTTTTCGCCATCTCGTAGGTGAGCTTCATGGCGAAGGCAACAGCGCCGATGCCGTCGAGTTTTGTTGAGCGATCGGGATCGTCGGGCTGCACGGTATGAATCTGCTGGAGCTGCTGCTCGGCATGGCCGCCGATGATCCTCTCGATGAGAACAGTGAGGCCCGGATGTTTCGTGATCGAGCCCAGGTCCGACCGCTCGGTGGGCGTGAGTTTGATTGGATCGTGCTGTTTCATCCGACGAGCCCCGTTCCCTGCTGCTCCTGCCCGATTTGCAGAGCGTGTTCGGCCTGGAGCACTGTCACCTTCTCACCGGCGCGCGCGAGGCCGGAATCGAAAATCTGCTGCGTCTTAGCAGCCTGCGCCTTGTCGAATTGCGCTTGCTTCGCCGCGTTCTGTTGCGCTGCCACTCCAGCCTTTGAGTTCTGATCGCGACGTTTCTTCTGCGCTGCGGTCATCTCGGTAAAGAATTGCTGGCTGAATTTGAAGCCCGATAGCTCGGCGAAACTCTTGAACCAATCGGTGAAGTTGAAAGCCATATCGGCTTCGGCCGCGGCCTGGATCAGTGCCGGGTTGATGGCGATTTGTTCGATCACGGAAAGGAACTGCGCCATTTCGCGCTTCGGTCCAAGGTGTGCGCCTGCGAGAACTTCGTATTTCATCTGGGCGTTGCGGAAGGCGACGTGATCGAGCGAGAGGTCTGTCATTTCCTTTTCGGTGAGGATTTCGCGGATCGATTGCGTGGGCAGGAGTTCGTTGTTCAGGTTGTCCATGATGTAGAGCCAGGGAGTGAAAACTTGCCGAATGAATCGCTCCGTTGGCCCATCGAGCCTGCCTGCCGCCGCTTGGCCCACAAGCCCCGCTCCTGTAGCATTGCGCATACCCGTTCCGACGCCTGGAGCCGAACCTGCCGCCATCGTGACTTGCTGGTTTGCGCCAACCGATTCGAGAGCTTCCGTCTTGTTGCGCTCCTGAATCGCGAATATTTCCGGGGGAATCTTCGGCATCTCGAGAAGCCCGATGCCCTTGCGCACGTCGTCGCCCTGAATCTTCAGCACGTCCCCGGAGCCGAGCGAGATTTGCTGCGTCGGAGTGTTCCACCCTTCGATCATCGTGAACGTCGGGTGCAGCGGATACGCGGCGACTTCGAGAGCGAGGTTCTCGATGCCCTGCGAAACCATCTGGCGCGTCCCGATGATCTGGCCCATTCCTTGCCCGATGAGTGAATCGCGAAGTGGACGCCACACGCTTGAAAGGTAGGTGTGCCCGGTGCCGCCAGCGCCCTTCGAGATTTCGGCGAACGGGTTCTCTGAGTTGCGAATCAGCACGCAGTCGTTTCCGTGGCAAAGCACGGTGATGATCGCGTTGGCATCCTGCCTCTCGACGATCACGAGACTTGCCCGAAGAGGGTCGGCGCTTGTTTGGAAGTTCGCCGGCATCGCGTGAACGATCTGCGCGCGCATCCCTTCCGGCATGGTCATTACCGGGCTGTCAGGCTTCGCCGTTTTCTTGTCGCGGAAAAACCAGTCGAGCAGAATCTCTTTCGAGGGAATCGAGTATTCGTCGTTCTGCCTCAGTTTTTCGAGGTCGTCCCAATCGGCATAGGCCCACTCGACCGACCATTTTGCTTTGCGGCAGTCGGGCTCTTTGCAGGCGGGATCGAAGCCCACGCGAGCGAGGTCTTTCTTCTCGATGAATGGGCGGCGCACTTCGCGAGTCACATACTCAAACTCGATGGCGTCCGAATCCTCGGTCTGTATCACCGTCTTAAAGCCGGTGGGGGATTCGTCGACGATTGGCGATTCTTTGCGCTTGAATTTGCGGAAGCGCCGCGTCTCTTCGTGCCAGCCCCACTTCAAGAACACTGTCCCGCGCAGGCCGCAGTCGTAGACGGAAGCCTCAAGCGTCTCGACGAAATTCATGTCCTCAAGCTGGTAAGAGAAAATCGCGGTTTTCGCCCGGATCACATCGTCGGTCGTCCCAGGGCGAGGCCGAAGCAAAAACATCGGGTCCTCGTAGGTCATGCCGCCCACGATTTTCGGCACGATGGCATCGAGGGTATTGGAGAGCAGGAAATTCGGAACGCACGCCCTTGTCCCGATTCCCTGCCCCCAGGGTGACATCGACTGCGGAGACTGCACGAGAATGTCCGCATCGGTCCACCGCGCAGCCCAATTCGAAGAGTTCACGTAGGCGAACCAGGTATCCATGTCGCGCATTGCGATTTCAACCGCCGCGGCGTCTGAATACTGGTAGCCCGTCTCGGTAAAACGCAGGTCTTTCCGCGTGATTTCGTGGTTCTGCGGGATTACTTTGGCTTCGGCTACAGGGCTCATAGATGAATCCCCGAATCACCGAAGATCCACTCAGGCCCGATAGGCCGCACAGGTCCAGCCTCCGGTTCAGCGGGGGTCATCGCTGGGGGTGGCGGAGACTGGAACACCGTGCGGTACTGGGCATCGTCGTGTTGACGAGCAAACTCTTCGCGCATCTCTCGTGCTTCGCGCCTCTTGCGCTCTTCGTCTGTTTCGCGCGCGGCCAGCTCAGGGCTTGGCTCGCGAGGGATGATGCGCTGCAATTTCGAGATGGCGTCGGGGATGTCGTCCTTGCGCCGAGGGTTGAAGCCGGTGAAGCGCACAAACTGTTGCGTGGTTATTTCCATCCAATCGCCGTCGACGAACCAGAGGCGGTCGTCGTTCATCAGCGTCTCGAGTCCCTTCACCCAGTTGCGCTTTGAGCCTGAGCTGTATTCGGCTTCGCGCCAGTAGAGCGGCACGATGCTCTTGCGCGTCGCCATCGAGATGCGCTGCACTTCGGCGCCAAACAGTTCCCACCCATGAAACTTCTCGATTTCCGTATAAAGCGCGTCCCATTTCCAGTGCAGTTTCACAACTTGCTGCGCCGTGATCGAATCGCGCCACTTGCCATAAGCGACTTCGAGGATGAAAAGCGAGCGCGTTTCCGGGTCTGCCCACCCCACCGCGCCTGCTGAATAGTCCGATTGCACCTTTTCGCCGTGCGCCGTGTCCCACCGGATCACGGGCCTGCGCACGCCCTTCGCTGGCTTGGGTACCGCGGTCAAGAGAATCGTGTGCTTCTGAATATCCTCTGCGTCGAAGTGGATCAGGAGGTCTGAGCCGGCCGGTTCGTTGAGCTTCTGGCAGCGAAAGACTTTCTCGTTCTGCCGGCACTGCTTCATCAGCACGTTAAACGGCATGATCTCTGGGAAATAGAGATCGACCATCTCCGCCTGAAGCTGTTTGATCGGCAGGGCGATAAACTCGGGCTTCACCTTCCAGGCCGCTCGGCAGAGATACTTCAGGGCGTTCGAATCGGGGTATTTCTTCCACTCGTCGATGCGCGTTCCATACCAGTCATCGGGTGCGTAGCGCGTGCCGAGATGGTCCCTGAATGCCCATTTGTCAGGGCGGTTCTGCGAGAGGTTGTCGTACTTTTCCTTGAGCGAGGCGCGCGTCTCTTCCGTGTTCGAGTTCTGCTCGTTTACGACGTCATCGCCCTTCCACACGTCGCAGTGCCATCCGGCAATCGAGCCATCAATCGAGTTCACCCAGAGCGTCGGAGTACCGGGCTGAGGATGCAGGCGCGCCGGAGTGGTGAGGGGCGCTAGGCTCTCTCCGTCCTCGCCCTCGACCACATATTCGGGGAAGAGGCACTGGAAGAAAGTAGCCTTAGCGCCCTCGGGTTTAAAAAAGAAGCCCTTCACTTCCTTGAGGAATTTGCGCGAAAGGTGGCCGGAACCGGTGATGATGAAAATGCGGATGTCGGGGCAGTTCAGAATCCACTGTGCGCAATCGACTTTATTCGCCGTGGATTTAAAGGCACCGGTGGGGCAGAGCAGGAGCATCTCTTTCGTCGGATCGCCACCCCCGCGGGTGAGTGTGTCAATATGCACACGCATCTCATCGAGCGTCCATTTGTCGTGATACACGCCGTCAAAGCGCTTCTCGACGAAGCAGTCGACCATTTCGCGGTGAACGTGCTCGACGAAGCCGGAGCCCGACTCAGGCGTCCCGATGCAGTCGTGCCCAAGCCAGTAGAGGTCTTTGCGCGCCCGGTCCCTCAAATCGAGCCATTCGCGGAAGGATGGCGGTTTCTTGAGCGTGTGCGAAACCGCCATAGCCCGCCAGAGCGGATGGAGGTGCTTGAGGGGTCTGCATTCGGAGCGGTAGTAATACTCGTCGAAGGTCTGGATTCCCTGCGGAAGTTCTAAATCGCGAAAGTCGTAGGCCCACCGAATCGATCGGCGCTCGCGTGCCTCTTTGCTCTGTTTGCGAGTCTCTTTCTCTTCGGCCGTGAGTGTCAATTTGGGCTATACCGCCTGCACCACATCTCGGGCTCTATCGGGCAGAGCACGGTGCGGCACCTTGACTCTCTGTCGCAGGGGATGAAGTTCTTGCAGTTCGAACAGTGCTCGCGCTTCGTCCCCTTCTTGTAATCCACCTGCGCGTGTGTCGCCTTCTGCGTGACAGAGAGTTCGTGCAGCTCGGCCCAATTCATCGAAGGAAGCTGAACGTGCTCGATGCCTTATAGAGCAGCAGGAACACGAACAGCCCCACGCCGAACATGATGCGGCCGATTTCCGCCCATGTCGCAGAACGCGGAGACGGAGTTTTCGAGGGGCTGTTCAGAATGTAAACGATCAGGCCCAGGATGCAGACGAGCAGGCTCAGGTAGATAATCATTTCGCCTCTTCCTCCTCGGCCTTTTTCTTCGCGTCCGGATTGGTCTGTTTCTGAGCCAACTCCCGGCGCTGCTTCTCGGACAGATTTGCCGGCGTGCTGGCCGGTGCTTTTGAATCGCCCATCACTTACGCCTTATGGGCTTTGAGCGCGTTTTGGTATGCGGCGATTGCCGCGCCTTTGCCCTTCGACTTCTCGATCTTTTTGAAGTTGCCGGTGGTCTTGGTGCGCCCGAGAGCGTGAACGGCGGCCTCGCCGTGCTTCCCTTTCGGCTTGTGCCCCTTACCGGGAGGCGTCAGGCCGGGGTTACGCTTTTTGAACGCTTCGTGGTATTCGCTTGCCATGCGTTTTAGACGGCGCCGCCTCCGCCGGAAGCGCCGGCCTCCATAGCCTCTTCAGCGCCGCCTTCACCCCCGGCCATTTCTGGCGAGAGATGCTCGTGCATCGAGTCCATCATGCCGTCGTGGTCCGCCACAGCGTGCTCGACGTCATGTTCTGGCCCTTTCTCGTGGTGATGATGGACCGTGTGCGAGCCGTCCTTGTGATGATGGACCGTGGTGTGCGTGAATCCGTGGTGTCGCTTCATGTCGAATGCCTCTTTTTGTACGCCTCGTGGTACTCGCCGCCGTGTTTGGCTTCGTTGCGCTGTTCCGATATTTTTATCGCCACCGCCTGCTTCTGGGAAGTGACGGGTTGGCCGGAACTCGATTTAAGAGTCCCGGCCTTCCACTTGTGCATGACTGCCGACGACGGCATTTTAGGCCGCGGTCAGCGAGAACTGGCTCAGCACACCGACGTTCGTTGCATCCGACACGCCGAACGTCACGCCGAACACGAAAGAGTAGTTCGTGGTCGTCAGGTTGATGCCGGTCAGATCAGTCAGGGTCAGCGATCCCGAAACGCCGTTGCAGACAAACACGCCTGAGTAAACCTGCATCACGCCGGAAACGGAATCGGCTTGGATGCGGCAGTTGAATGCGAAGGGATACGAGGCGTTGGTCGTGAGCGACTGCGCCGAGGCCAAAGTCGCCATTGTCGTATTCGAACCCGACGTCAGCGACGTGCCCTGCTGGAACAGGAAGTTGAGCGTCGGCGAGGTTCCATGCACGAAAACGAATCCGGAACAGCTCACCGAAATCGCTTGCTGCTCATATTGCCCGGTGCCGGGGATGGTCACGAGTGCCGCCGGGGTTGCCGCGGCGACCACTGGAATTGCCGGCTTGGTGGATCCAGGCACGCTCGAGAGCGGGTTGCCCCCGTTGCCGAATCCGGGGCCGAGAAGAGAGGGGAAAATCTTAGTTGTCGTGCCGGTGCCGCCTACGATCGACGGCGTGTAGGGGCCGATACCGCCTGCGTTGCTGAAGGGCTCTGACATGGTCGTATCTCCTGTTTTTCGACGGGGTCCCCGCCGGCGCGAAGGTTCTCCTCACGCGGGAGCCGATCATTGTGGGCAGAGCATTGTTGGGTAGAAATGTTACCGAGTCGACGATGAAATTATTCCTGAAGTGGGGCGCTGTCAAGACTCAGAGTTTCATTTGAGCGACCTGACATCAACCGGGCCTGCGAGTCTTTTGAGGATTTCCTCGTAGTCGATGAAGGTTTTTACGACCGCTCCGCTCTTGAGCGTGATTTCCGCAAGGTGCTCCATGCCGGTTGCGTGTACCGTCGAAACCTCGTCGACGCAGATGAGCACGCGCTCGCCTTCCGTGTTTTTCACTTCGATGAACCTGCTCATTTCCCCTCCGCCAAGCGCACCCCTACGACGATCGCCACGCCGAAGATGAACATCCAGAGCATCAATACCGTTCACCCGGCAGCCGGAAGGAGTTGAAATCGATCTTCGCCCCAGGCAACGTCTCGAGCAGGTGCCTGTGCTCCTGACAGCTCCGGCAGTTGCAGTATTGCCACTTCGACTCCGCTACGTGCTTGTCGAACGGTGGAACAGGTACCCACTCTGGAGCAAAACTAACTTCGCCTTTCATCTTTCGCCTCCTGTGCCACGTTGTCCGGACAGAACTGACAAACCGTCCCATACGTCGCCCCGTGGTTGCAAGTCGTATACTTCGGCTTCTTCGACCGTTTCCTAGGTTCGATGTCGGGACCCGGCGGAATCAGAATCTCCTCGTCCTCCGGCTTTGCGTGATTCTTCTGTATTCCGTCCGCAAGCGCGATCGCAGCCTCCAGCCACTTCCCGATCGTCAAACCCGCTGCCCCAGCTGCCCCCTTCGCTATCCGCCGGGACCCCTCCGACACGCCTCGGATGTTCCACATGTCTACCATTGTTTTACATCCCCCCGTGTGATGTATTACACCTACTTGTAAAGCATGTCAAGCGCGGAAATGGGTCGGTACCACCCTGCCAGCGCGCACCCTCCTATGGGGCGACCACGCCCCGCCGGCAAGCCCTGGGAAAGCATTCTTTTTCGCCTGGGAATCTCTTGCCGATCCCGTGTCAATCGTGCTGGGCGTTGTGGCGCGAATGCCGCAGTTCTGCTAAGTGGCGATTATGTTGCACCCATCTAGCGCCTTGATTCCGTGTCGATTAGACACACACGCCGTTCGATGCGTGCCTTGCATTCCCACGCATTCCATTGCATCGTCCCGCGAGCGATGCGAGCCGCAACACTTGTATTACATCACTTTGAAATGGGCGGGTTTGGTAACATTTTGTTACATTGAGGCGATTGGAGATGCAGGCTGCGAGGCTGTGAATTGGCGATACAGAGTGACGGAAGGCTTGAAAGTCGAGGACGTTGTGACACTGACGAGGTCAATTAGACTTGGATGATCATGGGCGCACGATAAACATTGGCTGATTGTGCTGTGCGAGCTGTAACGGACTGAGCGAGACTTCCAGAACGCTTCTGCAAAGGATATAAGCGCGATTTTCGAGCTATTCACGGCTGATTCGCAGGTTAACACATTTTGTGCTTGACATGATGTAGCACAAGTATTACATTCGCATCGTTCGGTGAGCACCCCGCTCATAACGAGCCGAACACAGGGAGAATCAAAATGAAACATACGCATGTGAAAGTGGATCGCGGCTGTTCGTGCGAGGCTTACCCGTTTTGTGAGCACGCGCCCAACGCATCGAAGTACACTGCTGGTCCGTGGGACGTATATGTACTCGCTGATGACTCAGAGACTTACGGGAACATCGCTGGAATGCCGATAGTCACAGCCCATGGCCACGAGACTGAGGTTTGTGGGGCTTGCTTTAATCCAGCAGACGCTCGATTGATCTCAGCCGCCCCTGACTTGCTTCAGGCCGCAGAGCAAGCACTGGCCGAGTTCGTAGACCTTTGTGACGCCGATGAAACCCTCAATGGTGACAAGAAGATAGGCCAAACGATGCGCAAGCTACAGGCCGCAATCTCCAAAGCACGCTAGACCGAGCGATTGCGGCTTTCGCAGAGCCGCACGCGAACGGGCTAACGAGCCGTTCAAAGGGAGCATAACAAATGACTTATCAATTTACTGAGGATGAGAAGAAACGCATCATTTCGTCTCTCAAGGCGCTTGCGGTCGCACAGGCTGAGTTTTGGGACGTGCTGCGCGATTTAGAGCTTGAGCACGAAGAGGGTCTGGAGATCGAGACTGACGTTTACCTAGTGGGAGAACTGGCCGGTGATTGTTCGATGTGTCCGCGTCACTCAGACTTGCAGAATGAGGCTGTGTGGGATTCGTTCGTTGAACACTCGCACGTCGAACAGAGCGAGGTGTCCAATGGCTGAATTGTTTGAAATGGACGCACAGCCTTCGATGCCGTTTCCCGCTTCACTCACAGAGTCCTATAAGCCGCAACGTATCAATGACTTTGTGGGCTTGGCAAAACAGAAAACGATTATCAGCAACCTGATTGCAGCTCCGCGGCCATGCGGGTTGCTGTTCTTAGGTGCGCCTGGAACTGGTAAGACTTCGATGGCCTTTGCGTTTGCTGAAGCCATTGGAGCACAGGTTCACCACGTACCGTCTCAGGATTGCAACCTTGAGAATCTTGAGAGGATAGCCCGAATGTGTCACACCGTCCCCTACGATTGGCACAAGGGAAAGCCGTGCAAGTGGCACTGTATCGTGATAGATGAAGCCGATGAGATGTCCAAGGCCGCCCAGACGTTCCTGCTATCGCGTCTCGACGGCTCGAATCCCTGCCCGAGCACGATCTGGATTCTCACAGCGAACAGTGACGACCGTTTCGAGTCTAAGCTCTTGTCACGCCTGATCAAATTGCCACCATTCAACAATTACGGTGCGGGTGATCAGGTTCGCAGCTTGCTCGCACGCATCTGGAAAGAGCGAGCGAATAATGCGCCTGAGCCTGACTTTTCACGCATGAATACCGGCAACGTGCGCGAGGCTTTGCAGGCCTTGGAAGTTGAGCTGCTGTCCGTCTAGCCATGCGATACAAGGTGATTTACCTCAGCCCGGACAACCGCGAGAAACTGGAGCGCGAGTTCTGGGATTTCAATGAAGCGGTTAACTTTGTGGCAGAACACGGCCCAGAGCGCGCTACGTTATGGGAGGCCGTCGGATTCGATGACACGGAATCGGACGGTGCGTGGCGCGTGAGGATATTCGATTAAACGGTCTAGGTTCGCGCAACCCTGAATCCCTTCAGGTGTGCGGACGTTGACGGTCGTCCCGTCTCAGGCTAGGTACGCAAGCCTAGCCCCTTTACCTTATCTTCGCCCCTGAAGCCCGGAAATCGCCCCGCCTGCCCCAAGAAATGCCATTTTAACGCGTCCGTGCGCCAGATTGCGCCGAACCCTCCGGCTCTTTTTAGGTGGGAAACTTCAGGATGAACCACAGGCCCGATAAATAGCCTCTGAACCAGTGCCAATGATTCGCGGTCCAAAACATGTACGGATTCGCCTTCGGGTCTTTCCCTTCCCTTGCGGCTGAGTTGCCTTCTTTCCAGAATACGTTCACCCAACTCTCCGCCCATACTTCTTCTCGATCCTCGCGATGCAATCTTGGCAGAGCTGCACGCCGCGCGACTTCACGATGCGAGGCTTGTCTAATTTGCAACTCGAGCAGCGCTTGTAGGTCGTGGCGAACCTGATGCCTCGCAGGTAGGCTCTGCGAATCTGCTCTGCTGTCTTGCCGTCTGGTCTGCCGCTCATGTTGCAACTGCCTTTCGAATTGCCCAGGCTTCACGCATCGCCTCGCGCCTTCGCTCTAGGGCTCCGGGCCGGCGCCATGATGCCCTGATTGCTTCCGATCGCTTGCTGCGTATCTCTGCATCCTCCCATTCCTTGCGACGAAGCTCTGAGATAACCGCCAAGTCCTCTTCAGACATGATTGCCTTGCCGCGGTAGCAGTTCGCGCACATCGGAGTATCGTCCACGAGATGCTTCGCAGGGATCCGCTCGCCTAATCGCTCGAAGTGGGGCTGGCAGAAGATCACTTCTCGCGCTCCTCGGTGGTGGACGCTGCGAGGGCCGCGCGCAACTCCTCTGCACGTTCTCTGCCCACGGCAACCAGCGCACCCAACATTTCGCGGTGAGTCTTTGCCGGTTGCATTCTCTTGACTAATCTCTCTGTCAAAACGTCCCACTCATCAATGCGAATCTGCGCTTCGTCGTGCAGGGGCGTGCGTGGCGTCGCATCCTCGCCCAACTTTTCTACCGTTCTGGAGCATTCATCCTTGACGATTTCTGTGATTACCTGGTTGGCGTGGTTAGTTGGCTCGCGGGGCGCATCCTCCACCGTTGGCCTCTCCGCTTGCATTTCCTCCCAAGATTTGCAAGCCCTAGCCTCCTCAAGAGTTCTGTGCCCGAATCCACACTTATCGCATTTAATCATCGTTTTCCCCTTCCACCGCTGGGGCGGCAGCACGGGCGGAAGCTAGATGCGCTTGATGCTGCGAATATGAGACAAAGGGGGCATTCCCGCATTCGCAGTTTCCATATCTGCCTCCAAAGCTGAAAGAAGTCGCCTGCCAAGCGTGTCCTGCAATCTCTAATTTCTCAGGCCGCGTGGGCTGCGGCGGCACCGGGGCTGGCGCGTACTTGTCGAACAGAGAATAAATCACAGCGGATAGCATCTCCGTCACTGACTCACTTCCTCCGCAAAACTGCGTCACAAACTCGTCTGCGGCATTGTTTATGGCCGTATCGCGCTCAACAAGGGCCTGTAGATTATGTCTCATAACCACTCCTTAGGCTTGCAGGTATGGGAATTCTCAGCGTCGGTACTAGCATCCTTCGCATGGCAATTTGGACATTCCCAAATCGTGGGCACCGGGGCTGTGAGGGCGGCGCGCGCGTGTTGCTCCCATTCATCCCAAAACTCATTAGGTGCGCCGTGCACCTTCATGTCCACCGCCCGTTCTAGGGCTTCCGTGATTAGCTCGTCGCGTCCCGGCGCAGGTGCGGGGCGGCTCGCGGCAGCGTTTCCGGTTTGGGGCGGGTTGTTACGTGCTAGTTCCTGATGTGCGTGGCAAAACTCACAGCCGACCACTTGGTGTGTTATACATTTCAGATTTCGCCACGGCTGCGGCGCGTCGGCGTGCGGGGCCTGTTTTTCGTTCAGCATGGTTTCCATTCTCCTCGCGTCAGGTATCCGTGAACCTCTGTCGGCTGGCCTTCGTCATGGCCCTTCGTCAGAATTGACGGCGTGACTGTTATCGTTCCGTCCTCATGCTCCTGAACCGTATGGTTGCGTAGATTGCCGACCCCACAGCCCGGAAAGTAAATAAGCCAGTAGCCATCCGCCTTCCAATAGCAGACCTGCTGGTCGTCCAAATCCTCATATCCCTTTATGCGTTTCGCGCTCATGGTGTTTGTTCCCACGGTTTGGCAGCGCGGCGCAGTTCTCCCCTTAGATTCTCGTAAACTTGGCAATCGCCGCAGGAGTGGTAGCAGGGGCGTCTGTGCTTTATGTGGCGACCGCCCGTATTCTGGTTTGCCATCCTGACTTCAACAATCGCGAGCGCCCTTCTAAGGGTCATGTACGCCTCACCGTCCATTTCCGGCTGCATGATTTGGGCGTGTCGCACCATTCTCCTGATTCTGGTCAGTCTGCTTTTGCCGAAATTCCCTTCGCGTCCGCTCACCACATCCCTCCTAGTCGCCTGTTTTTGCAGCGTCCGCTTCTGGCTTCGCATCTGACTGCGAGACAGGCATGGTTACTCCTCGACCCGTGGCAGTGCCTTCAATCTCTCGCGCTCATTCTTAGAAAGAACACACGCTGAGCCTTCGTTCTTCCGCCACTCGCGTGAGTGCTCAATGATTTGCTTGGCGATTCCCTTCCAGAAGTTTTGAACGTCCTCTCCCATCAAGTCAAAGAATGAGAGAGCGCCAGCAGTTCCGTAATTCCGGGCCATTGATTCCGCCAAGTTTGAGACTTGCGGCATTCCCTCATAGAGGGCGCACGCCAGCTCTCCCACCGTCAATTTCTCTCCCGGCTTCTTCTTGCTCACCGCCATCATGTAATTCGGTATGCCGTCCATCTACATCCTCCGCGATACTCTAGGTCTGGTAACTCAAGCTACGTTCTCGGTGTCGCTTGCAAACCCAAAGATTCAGGGTTGCGCGTGCGGCTTGTCATTTGCGCGGCTCCTTGCATCCACATCCTATGTGCTCACAGTTATCAAGGCCGCCGTCGTGATGGTCGCGCATACAACTCTCGCAGAAGCTCACGGTGCCTTCCTTCGTCTTGCAAAAGCAGCACTCGTGGACGTTCGGCATTCCCCATTCATTTAACGATGGGCGGTAGTCATGGCAATTTTGCCTGCCTGCCGTAAAATCTCTCCCGCTCATTTGCGCGACCCCTCGCGATACGCATCGCAATCGCACTCCAAGCAGTCTGATTCTTCGTCGCTGGCCCATTCGTGCTGTGCTACGCCGTGTCCGCAGACGCAAATGAAAGTATGCTCCTCTTTGGGCACATATCCCTTCATGGGGTCATGCCAGTAGCGTGCGTTAGCCATCAGGACAGCGCCACCACGCTGATCTGCGCGTGCGGCCGAGGGGCGAAGTCCTTCAGCAGTGACAGCGAAACCACCTGCGAGTCGTCCTCGTAGACGATGCCCTTCAGTGCGTCACCCACGCTTCTGATCAGCTTGTCGAGGTCCGGCCGCGTCGTTTTGTGCATGAGGCCCTTCTTCGCGCTCTTGGGCTTCACGAAGTAGAAATGGCAGGCCAGCGAGACAGCCACGCCTTTGCCCATGAGCGGCACGTTGGCCTTCTCCATCGCCTCGAGCGCTGCCGCCTTCACGTCCTGGCGCCAGGGCTTTGTGCGCTTGTTGTCCGCGGTGATGATTGGCCGCTTCCAGCCCTTCGGAATGAACGCGCGCGTTGAGCCCTGCGGGATCGGCTCGCCGTAGACCACGAAGTTAATCATTTGCGTTTGCACCGTTGCTCTCCTCTTGGGATCGCGCTCTTCGATCAGTTCGTGCTCGCATTCTGCGCAGATGCTCATGCTTTCACCGGTTCTTCGAGCTTCAGCCTGTCGCCAGCACCGAAGTTTGGAGGCTTCAGGTCCTTCGCCTTGAAAAACTCGTTCAGCTTGGCGAGGTAAAGCCTTCCCTCCGGG